AAAAATGTTTGATGGGTAGGAAAAACGAGAATAGCACTCCGCAACAAATGGAATAGGCAATGCCATCGTAACCAAGTTTAAAAATGTTGTAAATAACTGCTTTCATTATTCAAGTTTTATTAATCTCACATCTCCATCCACCGTTGCAAATTTGCCATCAGCATATTTGTACAAGTCGTATTTAACACCGTTAAAGGCAAAGGAAACTTGATTGGTAAATGTAGATAAAAGTAGATTGGTTGAAATGGAATACACCTTGCCATTGTCTGGATTAAAGATTAAACGTTTGTTTACATTTAACTCAATCTTACCATCAATGATTTCACCGTTAAAATTTAGCCTCCAGTCTCCAAATAACTTTGCCGTGTCTCTTTGTGCGGTTGTAAAATAGACAGGCTTACCGCTTATTTGAACGTGTAGGTCATTGTAATAATTAATCCTTTGCACGGCTTTGCCCTTTGTGATAATAGGCTTTGCATGAATAGCTAACGTGTTACTTTGCCTTTCAGCATCGGTAACAAGGCCTTGAATGGCAGTTGCAGAATCGCCTAATATTTGCTTTGAGCCTGTGACAGTTGAATCAGACAAAGTAGTTTGCTGAATAATGTAATAAATGTTTCCTTGTTTTTGAATGTAAACGGTATCTTTTACGACATCTTGCGCAAAGGAAAACAAGGGAAGGAATAATAATAAATATCTCATTTTATTTATTTTCGAGGTTAATAATTCTTTGTTCAAGGGCTTTAATAAGAGTTTGTTGCTCCTGGATGGCTTTGACTAAAATGGGTATGATGCTTTGATAATCTACTCCCATATATCCATCGAAATGAACACTTTCAGGAATAATAACGCCAATATCCTGGGCGATAAAACCGAGTTGATGTTCACCATTACTTTTATATGTATAACTAACTGGCATTATTTGCATGATTTCATTTAAGCCATAATTAATACTTTTAATTTCGTCTTTTAAATTATAATCGGATCTCGTTGTATATCCAGCCGCAGAAACACGCCCACCGACATACACGCTATCATTGACGGTTAACCGATAATTTGCTTGTGGTGCATTTGTACCTATCGCCACGCTTCCCGCAACGGTTGTGCCCGTACCACTTGCGCCCGTGGCAAAGATTATATTTTTTATTACTACTTGATTTGAGCCACTCGGGTCTGGCAGGTCTATTCCTCCACTTGTACCATTGCCAATTACAAGATTTCCAGCTGCTGCACTTGTTATATTGTCAGCAGCATTTAAGCCAATAGCAATGTTACTATTTCCTGTTAATGTATCCGCAGCGTTTGAATTGTATAATGCATTATCGCCAATAGCTATATTGTAGGTACTTTTGCTATTTCTACCCGATGATTGTCCAAAGAAAATATTATTTGTACCTGATATATTATTTCTTCCAGCAGCTACTCCAAAAAAAATATTAGTTGAACCCGTAGTATTAAATTGCCCAGCTTCTGTACCAAACATAAAATTATTGCTACCTGTTAAATTATTTGTTCCAGCAGCACTACCAATAAAATTATTGCCTGTACCTGTCGTGTTTCTTAATCCAGCACTATTGCCAATAAAATTATTGTTATTACCTATTGTGTTAAATTGTCCAGTGTTTAGTCCAATAAATACATTATTTGCTCCATTTGTATTTGAAAAACCCGCATTTGGACCAAAAAAATAATTATTAGATCCTGTTGTATTTGTAAATCCTGAATTACTTCCTAAAAATATATTATTATTCCCTGTTGTTCTTCCGCCACCACCGCCAAAAGCTAATGTCGTTGAATTAGGCATTCTTAAGGAGTTGTACAAAGTTGTCGAGCCATCATCTTGTCCAGCAAAAATAACGGGAGCACTGCCCGTAATTTCTACGATTGAAATATTATCTAAATTACCTGTATAGGTTGATGTGGTTATACGAAAACCACCCGTTGCAGATGTGGGCAATAAAAGGATAATATTAGCAGTCACATTATATTGAGGAATAGCTAAAGTAACATTGCCTAACGCTATAGTTGCCGTACCCGATGAATAGCCACTTTGTGTATAGGTTATTTCGTAGGCCCTACCCGATATAATAGTGTCAGGCAAAGTCGTATAAGTCAAATCTCCCGTTGCTGCCGTTGCTACCGCAACTGTTCCATTGAATGTCCAACCTGTTCCGCGAGTCCAATTGGTTGTATCTGCTCCAAAAGTTTGCGATGCTAAAAATGTAGTTCTTGCAGGCTCTTGACTATTTTTTATAATCAAATTAGCACCCGATGTGGTTACAGTATTTATACCTAAAGTTTTATTTGCAGCTGAATAAATTAACCCTGCGTCACCCGTCACCGATGTAGCAGCGTCAAAATAAGCTACCTGCCCACTTGTTCCGCTTACTGTCATTCCGCCACCTGATGCACTCCAAACATTCGTAGCACGGTTGTAATTAAAAAACCTGTTATTTACCGTGTCAAGAATAATATACGCACTTGTATCACTTGATGGGGTAATTATACCTGTATCGGCAGTTATACCTCTATATATCAGCCCGTCGGCAGTTGTTTGTTCACCGAGCGTTATTTTTTGGTTGCCATTTGTTGGATATTGTGCCAAAGCAAAGCAAGGCAAAAGGAGTAGGAAAAGGGGAAGGAGTTGTTTCATGTTTTTGTTTTTTTTATTTTACTGCAAACCATTGAATTGCAGGTATATTTTGAGTATTTATAACATTATTTGTAGCACCATCTCTTACAACAAATAAAATATAAACTTCATCAACAACAGCAACATTAACAATATTTGTAGTTGAAAGTGGCAAATTAGCAAATACCATAGATGGAGTGAAATTTAAACCATGTTCAATAGTTATTACTCCTCCTGTACTTGTAGTTTGATTAGTTACTAGGCCTCTTGCAAAAAGTCCTGTTTGAGCAACGGTTGTAACATCTCCTATTGCATTACTTGCATTGATACCTATTAATCCAGTAGGAGTTGCAGAAGTAGATGACATTGTAACTGTGCCGTCCATTGCTGTATTCCCTGAAAATGTTTTATTTCCAGCAACCGTTTCATTCCCAGTTAATCCAACTTTATTATTAATTCGATTACTTAGGCTTGTAGTATCTACCTGTGTAGCAGTCAAAATATCACTTGTCAGATTTAATCCAGAGCCAACAGTAATATTACCAACTCCATCACTTGAATTTTTACCAAGTAATTTGTTTGTACTTGAATAAGAACCACTCAAAATTAAATTAGATAAATTAACAAGATTATTAAATATTTTAGTTCCAGATATACTTTCATTTCCAGTTAAACCTACTTTCCCGTTAATCCGATTACTTAGGCTAACTGTATCAAGGTTATTAAGTACATTATTGCCAGCTTCGGTAATATTGCCGTTAAAAGCAGCATCGCCTAAATAGGTTATATATGCTACTTCATTTGCTGAGCCATCTGCAATTGACAAAGATTTGCTGCCATCACTTCCTAAATATCCAGTTATTGAATTATCGTTTGAAAATAAAAGTTTATAAAAATTGTTATTTTTTGAATTAATATTAATAGGCACTCCCGTAGCGTTAACGCTTACTTTACCAAGAGTGTCAATGAAAAATAATTCACTTACATTTTTATCAGCAATTGAAAATAATTTTACATTATTTGAGCCAAAATAAGAATTTATAACACCTGAGCTACTTAAATTAAATTTATAAGTGTTTGAATTTGTAGAGTTAACAGTCAAAGGAGATCCTAAAGCCGAAACATTTAACGCCCCCGTCAATGTTCCCCCTGTCAATTTTAAATAACTTGAATCAGCTAAGCCCGTGCGAAGGTAACTTGAATTATCATAAGTTATATTTGTTCCCGATGCCTTGACAAATCCCGTGCCGTTTAATGTGTTTTGCTTTGCAGCAAATCTATTTGTTAAATTTAATAAAGATGTATCAGTATCCCTAAAGTAAGGTAATAACATAGATGTCGTGTCAGCTTTACGGAGGTAAGGCGTTAACATTAAAGTTGTATCCGCTTTTCTTAAATAAGGCAAAAGCATAGAAGATGTATCGCCTGCAACGATGCCTTGCAAATCGGTAAACGGTGCGGTTAGTGTTCCGCCGTCCAGCTGAGTTAAGGTTAGTGTCTTTGTATCTGTTCCGGTAAAAGCCGCATTGTTTATCTTGTCATTATACGCCGTGTTCCATTCGTTTTGCTTTATGTCTGTTGGTATTGAATAGCCTGAGGCATAACTTAACGCCAATGTTCCTGAGGTTGTTATTGGTTGCCCCGAAATAGATAAGCCTGTTGGCACGGTCATGTCAACACTTGTTACCGAGCCGTTGTCCGAAAAATTACCCGATACCGTGCCGCCGTCTTGCTGAGTCAAAGTAATGGTTTTTGTCGTTGTTCCCGTTACCGCCAAGCTATTTACTTTGTCATTGTACGCCGTGTTCCAATTAGCTGAATTATTGGTAATAGATGATGCCCACGTTGTGCCCGTTGACAAGGCTATGCCTGCCTCAGGGTAAACAGGATTTCCCGCCTGAGCCGAACCAACTGAACCAATACCGCTAACCGTAGCGACGGTATAATTAGCCCCTATTTTAAATGAGGTGGAAACAATGGTAATTTTATTTGTGTCAGTTAAATTATATTGGTTATTGTTTAAAAGTTGCCCATTCCTAAACACTAAAATATACGCCTTTAATTGAATGGGAAATTTTGGCGTTATTGTCCATGTCAAAACACTTGAAGAGGCTGCGTTATATTCTTGTTTTAAAATCTTAATAGTATCATTCCCGATAGCAACGTCAACAATGCTATCTCTAATTCTATTAAATACCGTTGCACTGTCTAAACGCAAAGTTCCCGTCGTTGTAATTGTACCACCGAGCAAGCCAAAACCTGAACCTACGCTTGTAACCGTGCCCGTACCTTTTGCATTTATCCTATTTGATAATGAAGCCGTGTCAGCTGCATTTAATTTTAAAGCGAATCTATTTGTAAGATTTAAACTTAAAGTATCGCTTTGAGTAAATAAAAAAGATGTATCAGCCGAAACTGTGCCCGTGGTTGTTATAGGATTTGGATTAACAATTATCCCCGTGCCACCAGATATTGAGGTAAGTGATCCGCTACCGCCGCCAGAACCAGCACCACCACCACGGGGAAATATTACCGTATAATTTTCACCTACTTTATAAGCCGTTGCACCGATAACAACGGAGGCATTGGTTGGTATTGTGTATTGGGTGGGCAAAAGTATTTGTCCATTCCTGTAAACTTGAACCACATTTACGCCACCGACTAATAATGTATCACTTTGTGTCCATGTCAATGTACTTGAAGAAACATTGGTAAAATCTTGACGCGCGTAAAATCTGCCACTTGTGTCCGCGTATGCTTTGGTTGCGTAGTTGGCTAACATTGCAGCCGTATCACTTACTAAAAGTGTTGGCGTTGTATCTCTCCATAAACCACCTGAATAATATAAAGAGGCATTTGAAACGGGGGAAATAATAGCCACGTTATGCAATTCATTTAAACTATAACCAGATGCTACACGAATAGCAATTGTACCGTTATTTGAACTTGAATTAATACAAAAACCGATAGGCATATCAATGTTAGGCGCAATAGGTTCAACGTCCGTCCAAACACCTGCCACCGTTGGCGAAGGATAAAGGATTGCACCAGCCGCAAAGGTATCAGTGTTGACTTGTCTAATTTTGCCAAATGAAATAACATAGCCATCTTCGCCATCTGTCAAATCATGTGCCGTTATTCCAAGTAAATATTTTGCATCTATTGTGCCATTTGCTATAAATTTTGATACAGATATACGTCCACTTGAACCAACTGTTCCCGATGCGTAAACAAGGCTATTTTTTGCAATGGTTGAACCCGTTTGATTTTTAACAAGCCAAAAGTTTTTAAACCCTAATTCATTTGGTACTTTATCATACATACCTAATACTACCGTACCTAATTCCGAATCCCATCGCATTTTAGCCGTGTCCACATTGTTTGAAGGAACACTTTTTTTAAAAAATAATGAGTCAATAGGTTGTGCAAAAGCACCGCCGCCTACTTGATTCCAAACATTTGAAGTAAAATCAAAGGAGTATATTTTTAGGTTAACGGTATCAAGAATTACCCATGCGTTTTGATTTGATACGGGTTGAATGGCTGCTGTGTCGGAAATTGAACCACGCCAAACAAGGCCGTCTGCCGTGGTTTGAAAACCTAATCTTTGTTTGTTGGTATTTGTTGGGTACTGGGCAAAAAGGGAAATAGATAGGAATAAAATAAGAATTGAAGGCAATGTTTTTTTGCCCCCAATTCTCTTAATCAAATTACTACCCACTTTCAATAAAACCTCCTGGATTAAAATCTCACCGACGCGTCCCAATGTTTTTAGGAAACGTCTTTCTTTCTTTGGTTTTTCCATCATAAAACAATCCCTAAGGTGTTATAAATGTCATTAATTTCTTCATCTTCGTCGCAACTTGTCTCAGGGCAACCAATGGCGCTGGGTATAAATGCGGTTAATGGCGTTGAATAATTACAAAGCAAATCTTTTACTCTTTTCTTTTTTACCTCCAACCTTTGTAACAAAGTGTCTTGATAAAATTTTAAGCCTTCAACGCCGACATTTTGCCCGTATTCGTTATCAATGGTATAAAGCCCATTTGTTCCAAGTTGCATAACCATGTACGGAGCTGCTTCGTATAAAACGGCATTGGCACAAAATGATTTTAATTGTTTGTCCCAAATGTCTTGATAAGCCGTTGATGTAAACGCGGTGCTTGTTCCTTTGTCTGCCACCATTGAATCATATAACGTCAAGCCAATCGCTGGAACAATCCAACGGAACTCCGCATCTTGAATGTGAGGGCTAATAAGAGACTTATCAAGCCTTATATCGGCTGGCGTTGGACGTGCAACCCCTCCAGCTATTACTTCACTCGGTTGTATTAATTGGCTCATTAGTTGGGGTTATCTGTTCTATTTCAACGGGTGCATACCCTAATATTTCTCTTTTTTCATTCAAAGAAAGGTTTTCTTCCACCTTTATTTCACCCATGAAAGACACGGGTAAAGTGTTGGAAATACCAAACGAAACGTCTGTGAATGCTTGATTATAAAGCCCAATTTCTTTTAAAAAAGGATTTATAATTTTTGAAAGCATTAAGTTTTGACGCGGCTTAATTACGGTGTTTTGCAAGTATTCCATCTCTTGGCGTATCTGTTGGTTTGTTCCCAGTTGCCCCGACGTTGCAAAACCAGCAAGGGACTTTGACCAACGATTAGCAACCACAATGGCTGAGGCTGCAAGGTTTTGAAGGTTTAAAAATTCGCCTTCATTTTCTTTTGATGTGGGTATAAAATTTGCCTTTAATTTTTCATCTCGAAGAACCTGAACAAATAACTTGTGATTATTCCCCATTCCTGTAAACTTTGCCTCAATGCCTTCAACAAGTTTTTTGGCCTCAGCAGGACTCATTGAACCAAAGAATTGTAAGATACCCGAAGGCATGAAGCCATTTTCAAATTTACTTGTATTAAAGCGTTGAATTCTATATTCAATCTCAGCCCACATCTTTGCCCCAATCCACTCAGGTAAACCAAAGTAAAAATATCCAGCCGCGTATTGCTTAACATGAATAATTGAACGCTCTGTTCCGTCTTCAAATTTCTTAAACTCAGGATAAATTGGTACTTCCCGAAATCCTTCACTTTCGTAAAATGTGCCCTCGGTTGTTAATGGCACTTCTTCCCAGTTGTCGTAAATGCCAACCGACCTTATAATCTGATCCGCTTCGGCTTTTCGTATGCCAATGTTATAAACAGGAACATGATAAATATAAGTAAATGGCTCATTACCAACTTTGCCTCTTACTATTTCCGCAAAGCAATTGCCAAAAGCATCGTAATCAAAAGCCAATGAAGCAAGCACCTCTTGCAAGTTTTGAGAATGCAAGTTAACTTGCCCAATGACTTCCTCAATTTCATTTAAAGAGTCGTCGGTTATTACCTCACCCTTCATTGAGGTTGTAAGCAAGGTGTTAGATTTCCCTTTCATTGGAATAAAGCCGTCACCGACAACCATGTTAACCTTGTCCTCAATGATACGCCGAAGCGTTGGGGAATTGTTTACAATAGCAATAAGACTTTTTAAAAAGTCATCCTTTTGGGTAAAGAATCTAACCCACTTTGCCCCTGTAAAATCAAGTCTTTCTCTGGAAGGCTCATTGAAAATATCTTCCACAACTAACATAGTATTGGAAGTATCTAAAGTAACGGAAGCTAATAAAGGACTATTGTTTCTTTTTAAATTTCTTTTAGCCCTGTTCGGTACTGCTTGAATCGTCTTCTTTATTTGGCTCATAGGTTTTTTTCTCAGGCGTGAAAATGAGGTGTTGGCTAACAGATTTGGGGTTGGCATTATACCAACCCCTTAATTCTGCCTGTGTAAAATTTCCGATAGCCTTCTTTAGTATTCCTGCCTTTCCCGTTGGATCTGCTCCAACGTAAATCATTAGCTTACTTTTTTCGCGTACTATCATGCTTTTGTATTTTAATCAAGTGCGTTCATGACTGTTTCGCCATTAACAATAAACCTTGCTTTGTTTGTGGTACGACAAGTAATGGTTAATGTTTCTTGATTTGAGTCAGTAAACAATGCACCAGATAAACCTTCGGCACTTGTCAGCCTTGCTGGTCTTTTCTTTGAGCCTATAACCTCAGCACCCCAAATCCAATAGTTACCCGTATTTTCAACATGCACACAAACCAAGCCGCAAGCCTGATTTGCCATGTCCTGAATTAAGTTTCTTAACTCTTGGTCACGGCAGTTGATTATACCTACCAAACTTTGCTCAATCGCAACAGATAAAGTGTCTGGGTCTTGCGTCACCGTTTCCGTGAATGCTCCTGAGTTGTCCCTAAATTCGACCTCGTAAAATACGGCGGCTGAGGAAGCCATTGTTATCGCCGTGGTTGCTCCCGATGCGTTGTTGGTAATGCTTGTCACCTGGTTAGCATTGGCAATGTAAAGTTTTCCAATACCACCCGCGCAAGTACCATCGACGCATTGATTAAGCCAACCGCTTGTTATTGCACTCATATTTTTAGTTTAGTAGCCTAAGCTGATTAAAGATGGGTGAATATAATTAACACCCATTTTAAAACGAGCCTTAATATATACCTTTTCGTCTTTCTGGTCGTACCAAAGTTCCAGAGCCGTTTCAGGGCTCAACACATCCGTTGCAAGCACCTTGTTTTGTGGGGTTGTGTACTCCACATAGTGAGGCTTAGTTGTTCCCAAAGACGTTGCGATATCGTCCCAACGGAATTGAGGTATTACAGTCACGCCTCTAAAGGTAAATTGTTCAACCCCGTTAATCAACTGTAATAAACCGTAGTCACCGCCGCCGCCGTTCTCGATGTCTTCCCTTAACTGAGAATAAACGCTTTGAGTTACATTAAATACCTTTTGGTTAGCTGGTAAACCTTTCAACTGCAAAGGTGCTTGGTCATACACAGCGCGAAGAATTGCAAAGCCATCACCAGCCGCAAGGTCTGTGCCTGAGCCTGTGTCAGTGCGTGGAACTAAATCATCGGCAACAAGCTGAGGATAATAAACAGTCCAAAATCCATCCAATGAATCAAAGTTAGGATTATTGGAAGACTGGTCACCGAAATAAGAAAGACGGGTAATGTCATTTCTTATCGCCTGTTGTGTACGGGTCAATAAAATGTTTTCAATTAATGTTCCCGATACGTCTGGAAGCCTTGTTCCTGTTTTCAATAACTCTTCGAAAACAGTGTCTTCAAATTCATCCCAGCACATTTCAAGATCCACTTTCATTTTTTCAACGTCGATTGTACGCTGATAAATTTCAGCCGAACCAATGGGATTGAATCCGCAACCAGAATATTTTCTTACAATGTTTTCCAACTGTTGTACGAAAACCATTTTCTTTTTATTCGCGACGTTTCCAAGTACACGGAATTGTCCGCGTAAATCATCATCGAAAAAGACTGGTTCTAAAAATATGTTATTTGCCTCCGTACCTCTGAAGGATACGTCAAGTTGGCTTATTTCAACTGATGCCATTTTGTTTTAATTTTAAAGATTTGGATAAGAAATTGTTGCCGATGTATTAGTCATTACTAACGAATCTTCGATAACAAATGAAAACTCTGTTTTTAAACCTGCTGGGGTTGCCGTTGCAAATAATACCTTCCAGTCATTACCTTTCACTAATGATGAAGTATTGATTTGTAAAATTGCCGTTGGTGCTGATGATTGCCAATTTGAGTAAGCTTCGTTACCTGACTCGTCAATTACATTGACCTTGTAAAAATCACTTGCACTTGTTACACCCGTCAAAGGTGCAAAGTTTAAACGTGCGCCTGCGGTTGATGTTCCGTAGGTAAATGATACCGGAATCCTATCCTCAAAGGTATCTATTCCGTATAACTGCTCGGCGTTTATCCCCTGAGCATTTGCATACGGGTTAGTGCGATTAAGGCTCTTTTGACCGACATAAGTATTTGAGTCAAGAAAGCCATTTACATTTGCTGTTGCCATTATCTTTGTGAAATTTTAAATTGAACTAATGAAGCAAAAGAATCAAAGTGATTTACTTTTGCTTTTGTTTCCTTTACCTTTTCGTGCGCAGATCCTCCTGAAGGAAGTCCAACGCCTTTTTTAACTTGCGCCCTTAATGCCACAAGTTCATTTCCCAATGTTTCAAGAACCGACTCAATCTCATTAATTGAGTTCTTTTGTTCATCGCTCTTTTTGTACATTGATTCCATTTCCTCCTTTTGCTTAGTATGGATAGCGTCCATTTCCTCAGGTGACATTACAAAATACCCTAAATCTCTAAGCATTGTAATAGCCGTTTCAACTTCGTCGTTTTTTGGCTCTTCGGTTATTACTTCTTCTTCCGTCATAACATCTTCGACTTTTTCGTCGACGGCGTTAAGTAGATTTTTAATTTTTTCTAAAATGGAATTACCCATGTCATCGTCTTTTTTGTTGTTGGTTAATAATGCAGCTGGGACATTTAAGAACTTGTTAAGGCTATTTTGCAACGGTAATAAATCAATATTTTTTTCGCCAACTTTTACAATTTCATCAATGAAACCAAACTCTAATGCTTCCTGGGCGGTCATCCATGTTTCAGCCGCCATCATTTCCGTAATTTTGTTATCAAGGTCTTTCTGTTTCCCTTTACGCTTATAAACAGAGGCGGTATAAATATCCAATAACTTTGCTTCCATCTTGTCCAATAATTCAGCCGTTGCCTCAAGTTCGTCGGCGTTACCCATCGTATAACTCCAAGGTCTGTGAATCATTAAAAAAGCGTTCTCGGTCATCTTAACTTTATCCGCGGACAAAAGTACAACCGTTGCAATGCTTGCTACCAAGCCGATTCCTGTTGCCGTTGTTTCATTTGGGTAATTGGCAATTAAATCAGCTATTCCCATTCCTTCGGTGACTGAGCCACCACCAGACGAAATAACCAAGTTAATTTCCTCACCCTTTGCGTCGTTAATTTTGCTTCTTACTGAATTGTATGAATTAACAGATTCCGAAATTTCCCCTAAAATATCAATATTAAATTTTGCCATCGCTTTGCTTTCCTTTTCCCTTTCAATCTTTTTAAACTTTGCCTCAGCCCAATCCCTCATCGCACTTCCACCCCATGCGTCGTACATTATTGAACCGCAAATCTCTTTCCCATCTTCGTCAAAGTATTTGCCCTGGTCATACGTTTCCGCACGGGAAAGAAATGAATATGTTCTTTGTACAGTGTCCTCTGACAAGCCTTCACCGTTTGCGATTTGATTAGCCCTTAACCAGCCAACGCGAGTTCCACAAGATGAACCGTTGTCCTTCTTATGATTTAACGCTTTCCTTGCGTTATTTTTTGCCGTCTCTGGATAATCTGCAAATGTCATGTTGTAAATTTATTTATTATTATTTTTCTTATTCCTTTTTTTGCTGATTCCATAGCCAAAGGACTCAGGGTGTTGTATCATGTTATACA